TTTAGTCTGCTATGCCCTAGGAATTACAGATGTTGATCCAATTAAATATGACCTGTTGTTTTTCCGATTTATTAATCCAGAGCGTAATGACTTTCCAGATATTGATACAGACTTTGAAGACCGTCGCCGTAAAGAAGTTAAAGAGTATTTAAAGAAGAGGTTTAAGCATGTAGCTTCAATTTCTACATATACTTATTTTAAAGATAAGGGTGTAGTCCGTGATGCTGCTCGTGTATTTATGGTTCCACTCCAAGAAGTTAATCGTGCTTTAAAGCCAGTAGATACCTTTGAAGATTTTATGGAGTCACCAAATACTAAAGAATTTAGAATGAGATACCCAGAAGTTGTTTGGCTTGCCGAAAGATTGCGTGGCCGAATTCGTTCTGTTGGAGTACATGCCGCAGGTGTTGTAGTTGCTAAAGATGATTTAAGAAAATATGCTCCAGTTGAATCTAGAGAAGATGCTCAAGATAAAGTTTCTGGTCGTATTCCAGTTGTCGCATATGATATGGACACTGTGGCAGACATTGGATTAATTAAGTTAGATGCTTTAGGATTAAAAACTCTTTCTGTTATATCTGACACTCTATCTTCAATTAAAGAGAGACATAAGAAAGAAATAAACCTTTCAGAATTGACACTGGATGATCCTAAAGTTTATAAGATGTTAAGTGAAGGATACACTAAGGGAGTATTTCAAGCTGAAGCGACACCCTACACAAATCTGCTTATGAAGATGGGTGTAGATAAGTTTGAAGACTTAGTCGCATCTAATGCTTTAGTCCGTCCAGGCGCCATGAACACTGTTGGTGCTGCCTACATTGACCGTAAAAACGGAAGAGAAGCAGTAGATTACAGCCATGTATTAATGAAAGAGTTCACCGAAAACACATATGGTGTTATTATATATCAAGAGCAAGTTATGCAAGCATGTGTTCACCTAGGAGGAATGTCTTGGTCAGAAGCGGATAAAGTTCGTAAGATCATTGGCAAAAAGAAAGATGCAAAAGAATTCGACCAGTTCAAAGATAAGTTTATTGAGGGCGCTTCTGGGCATATCTCAAAAAAGAAAGCGGAGCAGCTATGGCATGACTTTGAAGCTCATGCTGGTTATTCGTTTAACCGTTCTCATGCTGTTGCTTATTCCATGCTTTCTTATTATACAGCTTGGCTTAAAACTTATTACCCTTTGGAATTTATGTTTTCAATTCTTAAAAATGAAAATGATAAAGATGCGAGAACCGAATATTTAATTGAAGCAAAACGACTTGGGTTACGCATCATGCTTCCTCATGTCAATGAATCTGACATATACTTTTCATTACAGGATGGCGGAATTAGATTTGGACTTGCCGAAGTAAAGTTTATATCTGACAATATTGCTAATAAAATTATGGAGAAGCGCCCATTTAGAGACTACGCAGAACTAATTGATAAAGCTTCTAAAAAGGGTAGCGGTATTAATAGCCGAGCAATTGAAGCACTAAATGCAATTGGCGGTGCAGCGTTTGAAGATAATCCAAGAACTGGTAATGAAAAAGATAACTATTACGAATATTTAGGAATACCTACTTTTAACTTGGCTGGCATTCCTCCACGCATTAAGGCGCAAGCTAGACCAATTGATGACTTTGATGATCTAGGATCTTTTGTTATGTTTGGAATGGTCAAAAGTATCAAGCGTGGAACTGGTTGGGCAAGAGTAGAGTTGGTAGATGAAACTGGAACTATTGGATTGTTCCATCATGAAGATACTCAGATAGAGCCAAACCAAATGTACTTTATTTTAGTCGGAGATAATAGAATATCTAGATATATAAAGGTAAGCGAAATAGATCCTAGCGGATCAGATTTATTTGTAGATTACTTATATAGAAAAGAATATGATTTAGAAGAGGATGAATATATTGTAGTAAGCTTTACTCCATATAAAACTAAGGCTGGCAAGATGATGAGTCACATAGTTTTATCTAATGCTGATAAACAATTAACTAGAGTTATTGTATTCCCTACCCTATACAAGATATCACTTGCTAAAATGCGAGAAGGCATGAAATGTAAATTGGTATTATCTAAATTAGATGATGGCACACTTAACGTAAAGGAAATAAAATGACAGAAATAGATCCACAGGATTTATTTAAAGAAATGAGTCTTAGTAAAATTTTAGTTGCTATGCTAGAAACTTTAGGAACAATTGATATCCCCGCCCTAACATTTTTAGATGCTGCTAAAGAAGATAAACAATTACAGATTGATTATGATTCGGAAATCGAATCATTTACATTTAAATTAAAGGAGAACCATGAACAACCAGATAACAACTAAGTCTTTAAATAACCCAAATCACAGAGAGATTAATTTAGTAACAGATTATGGAATGGATGCGTTAGCAGCTGTTCTTCATGAAACTGCAATTGAAAAAGGTTTCTGGGAAGGAGAAATCGGATATGACAAGATCGGTAATAAGCTTGCTCTCGTACATTCAGAAGTTACTGAAGTACTGGAAGCTATCCGTAAGAATAAAGGGTCTGAAGAAGTTGTAGAAGAAATAGCAGATATTATTATTCGTACGCTAGATGTCTATGCTGCTATGAGAAATACAGGAGATCTTACACATAGTTTAGATGAAGTTTTATTTAATAAAATGGAAAAGAATAAGGCACGACCAAAGCTTCACGGCAACCGTTTTTAATGCTATAATAATGAAAAAGAAAGAGTTAAAAATGACAATATTGATAGACGATATACTATCAAAGCTTGACCCTAAAACAAGAGCAAGAGTTCAATCCGCACAGAATATAGTTGTCGAAAAACAAAAAACTCCAAGTGCTGGATTAAATATGGCTCTTAGGGGTGGGCTTGGATATGGAAGACAGGTTTTAGTTTGGGGCAATAAGTCCGCAGGTAAATCTTCTTTTTGCTTACAGACAATTGCTTTAGCGCAGAAAGAAGGTAAAACCTGTGCATGGATTGATGCAGAAGCATCATATGATCAAGCATGGGCGGAGTCCTTGGGAGTAGATTCATCTTCTCTTATTTATTCTCCCGCAAAAACTGTAAATGATATGGTTGATGTTGCTACTAAGTTAATGGATGCAGGAGTAGATATAATTGTTGTTGATTCTATATCAGCACTACTGCCAGCCATTTATTTTGAAAAAGATGGCAATGAGATGAAAGATTTACAAGACACTAAACAAATTGGTGCGGAAGCAAAGGACATGACACATGCAGTTAAAATGCTTAACTACGCAAACAAAAACACATTACTTATACTTATATCACAGCAAAGAAATCAGTTTGGAAGTATGCATGCTTCCCATATCCCAACAGGAGGAATGGCAGTCAAATTCTTTTCCTCAACAGTTGTCAAGCTTTGGTCTTCCGAAGCTGAAGCTAATGCTATTAAGTCTGGTATACAAGTCGGTGATAAAATCATTGAACAAAGGGTCGGCAGACCAGTTAACTGGATCATTGACTATAACAAACTCGGACCCCCAAACTTATCTGGACAGTACGACTTCTATTATCAAGGCTCACACCTTGGCGTAGATCGTGTTGGTGAAACTTTAGACGTAGCAGAAATGTGCGGAATAGTAGAAAAGGGTGGAGCATGGTATACAGTAAATGGAGAACGTTTTCAAGGACGTGCAAAGGCTGTGGCATATTTAAGAGAAAATCCAGATGTTGTAGACAACTTAATTGGAGAAATAGATGCCAGATCTTAATCAGTTTCTTAATAAAAAGAAAGTAGATTTAAAATTAAATGATAGGGATCTAGAGCAGCTAAATGGAATTCGTCCATGTTCACATTGCTCCGAAGATGTAGTTGGCGCATTATGGGATGCTATTGATTTGACCATGTATTGGAAATGCAGTAATGGTCATGAAAATTCTTTTAAGGTTAACTAATGTCTGAAAGATCAGAGGTTAAGCGTGATGGAGCCAAGGCTCAAAAGAATAGTGGTCGTGGAGATTACCAAAAGGGTGACGCTCAATGGAAACAATTTTTAGTAGATTATAAAGAAGCTTCAAGATCGTTTGCGCTTAACAAAGAAGTCTGGGCAAAAATTTGCACAGACACCTTTAAAGTTAATAGAGATATGTACCCAGCTCTTAAAATTATTTTAGGAACAGATTCAAAGGTTAGACTAGGTTTAATTGAATGGGCAGTTTTAGAAGAACTGATTACATTTTGGGAGGAGAATCATGGATAACCTTTCACTTGCGTTCTTAGTTGGATTTATAGCAGGTAATATATTTGGCAGTTGGGCTATTTCATATACAAAGAAAGAGGTTGAAAAACATGTTGGAAAATAAAGTTGAGTCTAAAAATACCTTAGAGATCATTAGTGATATCACTGAGTTTAATGATCTTCATGAGTTTATGCGGGATGAACATTTGGATAAAGCCCTTGGCATTGTGGTAAAATTATTAATGAACCCAGATGTTCCTTCGGCAAAAGCTCCACTTTTAATTATGGAGTTGCAGGCAATGTCAACTAAGTTTGCAGTTCTTGCATCAGTGTATTCTACTATTGCAAAAGATAAAGCGGGCACAGAAAACAATAATAAAAAGAATATTTATTATTCAGTAAAGGAGTCTATAGACAAACTTGTAGATGCACTCAAGTATGTTGTTAGGTACAATTCATGAGAAAACCAGAATGGTTTGAGTTAATTGATAATGATCACGATGATCCTTATGTAGGCAACAAACTTCCTTTTATTGTTTTGCTTGCTATTGTTATTGCAGTATCTGGATTTATATTTTTATTTCCTTTTAAAACAGAAGATACGATTCCTTCACCTACAATTGAGATTATACAGACCCCTATAGATCCAATACAAATGCCTGCTAAGGATAAAGATGATGAAGATGGGGATGATGATTAATGGGTAGAGACATAGTAAAGAATCTTAAGTTCAAGAAGCATACTGGAAAGCACTTTGACCCAGAACTATTTGCACAACTATTAGATGAATCATATAGGAATACTAAACGTGCTGATGGAGAAATGACAAAGAAATCATTTAGCCCAAGCTCTTTAGGATACGGCCATGGAACATGTCCTAGATACTGGTACATGGCTTTTAGCGGTGCAATGTTTATTGATGATAACGATGCTGTTGCCGTAGCTAATATGGCTCAGGGAACTCAAGCTCACGAAAGGCTTCAAAAACTTATTGCGACTATGCCACAATGGAAAGCGGAAGAAGAGGAAATCATTAATGAATACCCTCCTATTCGTGGCTTCATTGACTTGATTATGGAGTATGATGGACAAACTGTAATTGGTGAAATTAAAACGGCTAAGCAAGAAGTCTGGGATACTAGACGGTCTGAAATGAAATCTTCAGCCAATCATATGCTACAACTGCTTACCTATATGAAACTAAAGAATGCTAAAGAAGGCTTTTTTCTTTATGAGAATAAAAACACTCAAGAGATACTTATAATCCCTATTTCTATGAATGAAAAGAATACTAAGATAATTGAAGATACTTTTACTTGGATGTGTGAAGTTTGGGATAATTTTAAAGACGGAGATATTCCAATGAAGCCAGCTGGAGTAACTAAGTCTAAGATGCCCTGTACTTATTGCCCAGTTAAAAAAGAATGCTACAGTAAAGATACTCCTACTGGTACAGTACAGATTGAGTTGTACGAGGTTCCTAAGATATGATTTGTAGCAATAAGGAATGCGCTAAAGACTTTGATGCTAAAACTCATAATCAAAAATATTGTTCTGATGAGTGCTGCAGAGTTGCAACCAATAAAAGAATTATGGAAAAGTATTACGAAAAAAAGGCCATTAAAAATGGAGCATTAAGAAAATGTAAAAAATGTTCTATTAGATTAAGTAGATATAATCAAAATGAAATATGCTCAAGTTGTGAAAAAAATATAAATTTAAAGAATAAAAATACATTATTAGGAATGCTAGATGAAATTAGCTGACTTAGTAAAAACAAAAGCGGGTAGAGTTTTAGGTATAGATGCCTCTACAAATTCAATTGCGTTTTGCCTAATGGAAAATAATAAACCATTAAAGTGGGGCAAGATAGAGTTGTCTGGATCAGATATTTATGAAAAGATATATGATGCTAAGGTAAAGATGTCTGTTATGTTAGATGAATTAAAGTCTGATTATATTGCTGTAGAAGGCGCTATCCTTGTCAGATCCCCTGATGCTGTGATAAAATTATCTTATGTTTATGGTGTTGTTATTGCTGAGCTTATGTCTACTGGAGCTAAGGTCATTACTATTTCTCCTACAGCTTGGCAGGCTTACATTGGAAACAAAAATCCTACCAAAGATGAGAAGGCGGCTATAAGATTAAAACATCCAGGGTACGCTGATTCTTGGTATAAGAATCAAATAAGAAATATGCGTAAACAGAGAACAGTAGATTATTTTAATAATAAATATGGATTAAGCTTAGACGATTTTGATGTGGCAGATGCTTTTGGTATTGCCCATTATTCTAATGAGGAGTTGACTAAAAGATGAAGTTGTATCAAAGCAAAGAATGGCTTCACAGGCGCTATCTTGTACAAAAAAAGACAGTTACAGAAATAGCAAAAGAAGCAGGAACTTCTGCAATGACTATTCAGAGGTATTTAGTACAGTTTGGATTAATTAAAAAAAGATGAGTATTGAAAAAAATATTTGGCAGACCTATGAAACATCTTATGATGATCTACCGCAATATGCTAAAGAAAGTATAGGAACTTGGAAGCATATGAATCAAGACTGGAATCACGGCTATATGTCTGGTCCAGATAGAGAAAACTTTTTTAAAGAAAACTTTTCAGAGGAGGTATACAATACATACGTAAACCTACCACTTGGAGTTATGAAAGCTGGCCTGTGGAGATTTGCAATTCTTTATATTCATGGTGGTGTTTACGCAGATATGGATACTCATTGTAAAGCACCAATTTCAGATTGGCTAAGCGATGATAACGATGCCCTTATGGACATTGAGAGGGATACTCCGTGGCTTGCAACTCAAGTAATTGCGGCAAAAGCGGGAAGCCCAATAATGAAAGCAGCAATAGATCTATGCGTTGAAAGATGTTCAGACGGTATTATTAAGCATAATCACATGGTACATTATTATACTGATGTGCAAATGTTTACAGACGCTATATACAAGCAATTAGGCGTAGAGCCTTATCACAAACATTTAAATGACTGGGCGTTAGAGCTCATGGAAATGGATTGGCTAAAAAATAATAATGTAAAAATATTAAATGGAGAAGAAGCAAGGCGTCTTCTAGATAAAGATGTTGTTCACCTATATTGGGGTGACGATAGAGAAGCTGGCTGGATAGCATGGAAAAAAGATCCAATGGTAAATGAATCATATCCAAATGGATTTAATCCTCATGAGTGGGAAAAATAATGTCTACAATAGGAGTTTTACCAGCATCGGGAAAGGCTTCCAGAATTGGGGGTATACCTAAATTTTGTTTACCAATTTCTGATCATACATCTTTGATTCAATGGCATGTAGATCAAATGCTAGAAGTTTGTGATGAAGTTAGAATATCTACAAGAGCCGAATGGGTTCCAATTATTCAAAATATGGATATGAATGTTAAATTAATTGTTCGTGAGCCATCTACTATGTCTGATGCAATAAATTTTATGGTGGGCAATTATAATGATACCGTATTGGTTGGAATGCCAGACACCTTTATACTAAATTCTCCAGTAAATATTTATAAAGAGATGATGAAGCACGATAACGCTGATTTAGTTCTAGGAGTTTGGCCTTGTCAAGATGATTTGAAAGGCCGCGTTGGTCAAGTTCTTATAGATTCAAATAGTAAGGTAATCGCTTCGCAAGATAAAATTGATGATTGTGAATATAAAGATATGTGGGGTACTATGCTATTCAGAAAAAATATGATAAGATACCTAGATCCAGAAAAAGACCATCCAGGAAAGCAGATCCAAGACTGGATTGATGATGGTATGAATATTATGGCAACAAGGCCAGGCGGGAAATATATGGATATAGGAACTTTAAGGGGACTTAAACAACTATACAGAGAGATTGATAATGCTTAATATTGGTAACAGTGAGGCTCTATGTTTTGACGATATTCTTTTAGTTCCACAACAATCAGATGTAGCAAGCCGAAAAGAAGTTAACTTAAAGATGAATGGATATGATTTACCCATCGTTTCAAGTCCTATGGATACAGTAACTGGTTGGGAAATGGCAGCACATATTGCCAATGCTGGCGGAATTGGAATAATTCATAGATACATGAGTTCTGCTGATAGAATATTGGAATGCCGTAAAGCAATAAAGGCTACAGAAAATTCAAATAATATTGGTATTGCTATATCAGCAATTGAAGCTTTAGATACTGAATTTATTAAAGATTTGATTTTTGCTGAAGTTAAATGGATATGTATTGATACTGCTAATGGTCATGGAGAATCATGTGCTAGAGCAGTTAGAGTGCTAAAATCTAATTTCCCAAAATTAAAAATTATGGCAGGCAATGTTTCCACAAAGCATGGTTACGGTAGATTATCTAGAATGGGTGCTGATGCAATTAGGGTAGGAATTGGTGGCGGAGCCACATGTACTACTAGAATTGTTTCTGGTCATGGAATGCCAACCCTTCAATCTATTATTGATTGTTATGAATTTAAAAAAGAAAATAATATAGAGGCTTTAATTATTGCAGACGGTGGAATTAGAAATACAGGAGACATGGTAAAAGCTTTTGCTGCAGGCGCAGATATGGTTATGCTTGGCTCTATGCTAGCAGGTACAGATGAAGCCCCTGGAGACCTAGATAACGGGTTTAAAAGATTTAGGGGTATGGCAAGTAAGGAAGCTCAATTACAATGGCGTGGAGAGTCTTCTGTGCCAGAAGGAGTGTCTACTATGATACCTTATAAAGGATTGGTGTCAAATGTTATTGAAGAAATTAAGGGTGGGCTAGGCAGTGGATGTTCTTATTCTGGAGTACATGCATTAGGAGATTTAGTTCATGAATCAAACTATGTTAAAGTTTCACCATTAAGTAAAGCAGAATCTATTCCCCATGCTAAAGGAGCAAATTAATGAATATTCAAAAGGATAAAGGTTATCAAACTTGGATTACCGATCTCCAGCTTTCAGCAATTGATGCTCCATCTGGGCATGAAATTTTAAGAGAGTGTTTAGAAATTGCGGAGATGTTAATTAAAAAGAATATATCTTATGGAAACTCTGCTTTAAATCCAGTTAGAGTATTTAGCAAGGCGGATCCAAAAGAACAAATTATGGTTAGACTTGATGATAAATTAAGCAGAATTAAAAATGCTGAGTCATTCCCAGGAGACAATGATATAGAAGATATGATTGGCTATTTAGTTTTATATAAACTATGTGATTGATTTTAGTCGACTAAGATGGTATACTAATTAAATGTCAGAGATAGAATTATCGAGTCATTTTGACCGAATGAACAAAGTTGTAGAAGAATTACTTAAGGGTAATAATGCTACTGCTATTGCTACTATTACTGGGTTTCCCCGCAAAGATGTTGTTGAATTAATTGGCGAATGGAAATCCGTAGTCCACAATGATCAGAATGCTAAAGATCGTGCTAAAGAAGCAATATCTGGTGCCGATCAACACTATGCTATGTTAATTAAAGAAGCATGGAAAACTGTAGAAGATGCGGATCAATCTGGACAGCTTGGCATTAAATCTGGTGCCTTAAAGTTAATTGCCGATATTGAGACAAAGCGTATAGGAATGCTTCAGCAAGTAGGATTATTAGACAATGCTGAAATGGCAGATCAAATTGCTGAGACGGAACGCAAGCAGGAAATTTTAGTTAGAATTTTAAAAGAAGTAACTTCAAGCTGCGGTAAATGTAAGATGGATGTTGCTAGAAGGCTATCTCAAATTACAGGAGTAGTTGAATCAATTGTAGTAGAGGATGTCAGTGGACTTTAATTTTGATGATCTCATTGACATGCTGGATGGCGAAGAATTTGATGAACGCCCAGTTGATCTTCGCACGTTTGTAACAAGCCCTCAGTTTCTTGGCCTGCCTCCACTTTCTGAAGCACAGTACACTTTAATTGAAAAAAGTTCTCAGATTTATAAAGAAGCTACGCTAAAGAAACTCTTTGGAGACGAAGAGGGCGCAAGAATGTATAAGCAGACGGCTACAGAAGTAATTGCTCAACTTGGTAAAGGTTCTGGTAAAGATTATTCATCGACCATTGCAGTTTCATATATAGTATATTTATTATTATGCTTAAAGGATCCAGCCACATATTATGGCAAGCCTCCAGGAGATGCAATTGATATTTTAAATATTGCTATAAATGCTCAACAGGCAAATAACGTTTTCTTTAAAGGATTTAAGACACGCATTGAAAGATCACCTTGGTTTGTTGGAAAATATACAGACAAGGCTTCTGAAATGAAGTTTGATAAATCAGTTACAGTTCACTCAGGCCACTCAGAGCGTGAGGCGTGGGAAGGATATAACGTACTTGTAGTTATCCTAGACGAGATATCTGGTTTTGCTACAGATAATACAACTGGTCACGATCAAGCTAAAACTGCTAATGCTATATACGACATGTATCGTGCCTCAGTTGATTCTCGTTTCCCAGACTTTGGTAAAGTAATTCTTCTTTCATTTCCACGTTTTAAAAATGATCCTATTCAAAAGTTTTATGATTCTGTTATTGCTGAAAAAGAAACTATTATACGTACACATCATTTTAAGATGGACGAAGACCTTCCAGACGGAACCGAAGGAAATGAGTTTGAAGTTCAATGGGAAGAAGATCATATTAAATCCTATTTGATTCCGAAGGTATACGCATTAAAAAGACCTACTTGGGAAGTAAATCCAACTAGAAGTATTGATGATTTTAAGACAGCATTTTATAAAAATAGTCTAGATGCCCTAGGACGTTTTGCCTGTATGCCACCAGAAATGGTTGATGCGTTCTTTAAGTCTCGTGAAAAGATTGAAAAAGCATTTAATAAAATGAATTTAGCGGTGGATAATTTTGGCAGAATAGAAGAGTGGTTTAAGCCAGAAGATGATAAAGATTATTTTATTCATGTTGACTTAGCTCAGAAGCATGACCATTGTGCTGTAGCTTTAGCGCATGTTGATAGGTGGGTTAATGTTAAAGTAACAAATGAATACTCTCAACCAGCTCCAATTGTTAGCGTAGATGCTGTTAGATATTGGACTCCTACTCCAGACAAGTCAGTAGATTTTACTGAAGTAAAAGATTATATTTTATCTCTTAAGACTCGTGGATTTAACATACGTGCTTGTACATTTGACCGATGGAACTCACATGACATGATGCAGCAATTAAAGGCTTATGGAATTAATACAGAACTATTGTCTGTTGCTAAAAAACATTATGACGATATGGCAATGGTTGTTATGGAAGAAAGATTATCTGGTCCAGCAATTAAACTACTTATTGATGAATTGCTACAACTTAAAATTATGCGGGACAAAGTGGATCACCCTAGAAAAGGTTCTAAAGACTTAGCAGATGCTGTATGTGGAGCAGTATATAATTCTATTAGTAGAACTAGACCGAATATGGATAATGAAATAAAGATACATACATATGAGTCTATGAGTTTTGATAATGATTTTAATCCACGAGAAGAAAAAGATCAAGCATATAATTTAATTAGAGCGCCAAGAATACCTGAAAACTTACAAGAAGCAATGGATAGGATGCAGATACTATGAGTATATATCAAGAAAAAGCTAAAGAATGCAAGTGCTGTGGAAAACATGTACCCCTTCCAACTATATTAAAAGAATACAACGAAGTCATGCTTTGTCCTACTACTTTCTCTAATGTAATTGAATATAAAAGACTATGGAAAGTATTGGGGACTAGGCCAAGCGGAAGCATTAGAAAGCATTTCTCAGAATATGTACAGCAACTTGTTGAGAGCACCATTGACAAAAACGAAGACGGAACGTTATAATATACACCTAAGCAACAGTAGCTTAGTTGGTTAAAGCCCCGAACTCATAATTCGGTAATCCTCGGTTCAAGTCCGAGCTGTTGCACGGAAAGGTATATAATTAATATATGGACGAAGACGAGAAGTTAGCCTTCTATTTAGAGATAGGCGCTATTGAAGTAATGGGTATAGAAGATGATGGAGAGTTTATCTTTAAAATAACCGATGCTGCTAAAGAGCTGGCTCCAGAATTATGGGAAGCTCATGAAGATCACGTCAACTCAACCTTGGTAGAATTATATGAAAAGGGATTAATTAACGTTTCATATGATGAATCTTTAGAGGCTATAATTGAAATTACTCCAGAAGGAATGGATATCATTAAAGCATCAGGACTTATTGATATAAACGAAGAATTTAATATATAATTAAATTGCCTTCGTAGCTCAGAGGACAGAGCATTCGGTTTCTACCCGACTGGCCGCAGGTTCGATCCCTGCCGAAGGCACTGGTTGATAAAAATACAGATAAAATGGTATAATAAAAACAGAATTATTACTAAAATAATATGCAGCAATTAAAATAAAAGGAGAATAAAATGTCAGCAGTACAAGGATCAGCAGCAAGGCTAGTAGAAGTAGCTTTAGGTGAAGTTGGATATATTGAAGGCCCAAAAGACAATGAAACAAAGTATGGAAAGTTTACAAAGTCTAACTTTCAGCCTTGGTGCGGTTCATTTGTTATGTGGTGTGCAAACCAAGCTGGTGTAAAGGTTCCGAATACAGTTTATACCCCAGCAGGCGCAGCAGCTTTTGTAAAGGCTGGCACATGGCAAAAGGTTGAAGAAGCAGTACCAGCAATTGGAGATATTGTTTACTTTGATTTTCCAAATGATGGCGTAGATAGAATTTCACATGTTGGAATTGTTGTTAAGGTAAATGAAGACGGCACAGTTGACGTAGTAGAAGGAAATACTAGCGGAGATAAAAAGGGAGATCAGCGCAATGGCGGAGAGGCTTGCCTTAAGAACCGTGCTTATAAGAAGAAAAATGGCTCTAAATTGCGTAAGTCTCAACCAGTTGCTATTGTCGGATTTGGTCGTCCAGCATTTGGTGAGCCAGTCAAGACTAAGACAGATAAGCCAGCAGCAAAAAAGAAGGCAGCACCAGCAGCTAAGCCTGCTGTAGAGTCAAAGAAAAAGTAGACAACTAGCACAACATTTGTTATAATAATATACGGGTCGCTCAATTGAGGACCCGTATATTAAATACTCGCTTAAAAAAGGAGCACAAAATGGTAAATAGTTTCACCCTGGATCTTTTCAATGATCCATTTTTTATTGGTTTTGATCGCCAATTCAAAGATCTAGAAAAAACAATGAAAAACTCTTCAAATTATCCTCCACACAATATCTCAAAAGTTGGTGGGAGCGATGACATGTATGTTATTGAATTAGCTATTGCTGGATTCAGTAAAGATGACATTGAGGTAGAACAGGATAAAAATGTTCTTACAATTAAAGGTTCTGCAAAAGAAGACCCGCTAAAGCAATACATCTATAAGGGAATCGGTGGACGGTCTTTTGTAAAAACATTCCAATTGGCAGAATACGTTGAAGTAAATTCAGTAATTATTTCAAATGGAATTCTGATGATAGCACTCATGAAGATTGTTCCAGAAAATGAAAAACCGAAGAAGTTCGCTATTCATGATTTTGACGAAATCGAAGGTTTTGAGGACTTAAGAGAGTCGGAAGAATCTACAAAGAAGAAAAAGAAATAGTATAATAGAAGCCTATGGACGCTACCATAGGATGCACCTGAGCATGTGGATAAACGGCTCTTTATAATTTAAGGGGATACCATGTACGAATACCATGTAAAGAATCTTAGCAAAGTAGTAGATGGAGATACTATAGACGTAGACATTGATCTAGGTTTTGATATTTCATTTAGCTCAAGAGTAAGGTTAGCTGGTATTGATACCCCAGAAAGTCGTACAACTGATAAGGCGGAAAAGGCATTGGGCTTAGAAGCAAAAGAATATCTTAAGTATAAACTGAAAGATGCTAAGTCAATTGTGATTAAAACTGAAAAGATGGACAGCTCAGAAAAGTATGGTCGTATCCTTGGTTGGATATTTATAGATGGACAAGAAGTTTCAGTTAATCAACAGATGATTAATGATGGATATGCGTGGGGTTATCTTGGAGATACTAAGGTAAAAGACTTTGAATCTTTAGCAAAGATTAGAGCAAAGAAAGTAAAGTAATGCCTGTTTATGAATACAGATGTGCAGATGATGAAGCACATGCAATACTAGAGATAAATAGAGGAATCAATGATCCAGAAGATCAGTATTCCTGCATAGAGTGTGAGTCTAAAATGGTAAGACATTTCACCCCTTTTAGTATACAGTTTAAAGGTAATGGCTTCTATAAAACGGATAACCCTAAGTAATTAAATAGTCAATCATGATATAATTCTTATGTGATACAAAATTTGTATTCCTAGGAGAACCCCTAATTGACTAGAAAGTTAAGAGTATTTACAGCCTTCCTGCTATCTGTAGGTTGGCTTTTTGCTGTTCCAACCGAAGCTCATGCAGCAGAAGGTTTAACTGCTGAAGTCTATAGTGTTAATGGTCAAAACAATGCCCCATACATACCCCAAGGAGCCTCTCCAGTAAGGACAGTCAATGTTCCTAATGTAGACTTTCAGTGGGGTTCTGGATCAGTCCTTGGAGGCCCATCAGAGGACGTTATTGTAAGGTTTACTGGCTATATTCTTAGCAATACTACGCAAGATATATCATTTTTAGCAACAGCAGACGATGGAACTAGAATATATATTGATGGCATTTTAATAGCAGATGACTGGTTTGATAAAGGTGGTGGAGGAACTGTAAGTGCCCCAATATCTTTTACAGCAGGAGTTCCCAAAAACATAGAGCTAATGTACTATGAAAATGGCGGGGGAGCAAATGTATTTTTAAACTGGGATCAATCTGGATCAATGCAAATTATTCCAGCAGAAGCCTTTACTTCAGTGCCACCACCAATAGTAAAAACAATAGGTGCCCCAAGAAATCTTACAGTAACAGATGGAGCAACCTCAACAACTTTAACCTGGGAATCTCCAAACACTGGCAATACTCAGCCTGAAAGATATGCTATTTCTTTTAGTGTTCCAGGAAATGGTTGGGGTATTGCAACTGGAAATGTTGGAGATACCAATGCCCTTAATACAACAATAGTCATTGATCATTCATTATTAGAACAGTTAAAGCCAAGTGGCACTGTCTGGTCATTTAATATTAGATCAGATAACGATACAGAAAGACTATACTCTGATATTTCAAATGTCGTTATACTTAAAATTGGATTAACCCAAGCAGAAAAAGATGCTGCAGCAGCATTAGCTTTAGCAGCACAACAAGAATTAGATAGACAAGCAGCAGCAAATATTGCAGTTACTAATTATGAAAATCAAGAGATAAGAACTTTATCAGAAGTGTCTATTGCAGAAGATTTAAAATTATTAGCAGATACCGCAACAGCAACTGTCTTAAATCAAAATGTAAAAGCAACCTTGCAATCAAGAATTGACGCAAAAACTTCTACAGTATCTACAGCAAAAACATTATTAATACAGGCAAGGCTTGAAGCAGAAGCTGCAGCAAGATTAGCAGCAGAATTAGAGGCTGCCAGAATAGCTGCTGAGCAAGAAGCAGCAAGGCAAGCAGCTATATTAGCAGAGGCAGCTAGAGTTGAAGCTGCTAGACAAGCAGCACTTGCTGAGGCTGCACGAGTTGAAACAGAAAGACAAGCAGCACTTGCTGAGGCTGCACGAGTTGAAACAGAAAGACAAGCAGCACTTGCTGAAGCAGCTAGGGTTGAAGCAGAAAGACAAGCTGCTATAGCAGAGGCTAATCGTATTGCTGCGGAACAAGAGGCTGCTAGACAGGCTGCTATTAGAGCGGAACAAGAAAGATTAGCTGAAATTGCAAGACAAGAAGCAATTAAAGCAGAGGAAGAAAAAGCAAAAGCTGAAGAGGCTGCCAGAATAGCAGAAGAAGAAGCAAGAATTGCTGAAGAAAATGCTCGCATTGCCGAAGAAGAAAGGCTAAAGGCAGAAGAAGAAGCTCGGATAGCCGAAGAAGAGAGATTAAAAGCAGAAGAAGAAGCTCGGATAGCCGAAGAAGAGAGATTAAAAGCAGAAGAAGAAGCTCGGATAGCCGAAGAAGAAAGGCTAAAGGCAGAAGAAGAAGCTCGGATAGCCGAAGAAGAGAGATTAAAAGCTGAAGAAGAGGCACGTATTGCGGAAGAGGAAAAGGCCAAAGCAGAGGAAGAGGCACGTATTGCTGAGGAAGAAAGATTAAAAGCAGAGGAAGAGGCTAAAGCAGCAGAAGAGGCTCGTTTAAAAGCAGAAGCAGAAGCTAAGGCTGCTGAGGAGGAAAGATTAGAGGCAGAAGCGGAGGCAAAAGCTAAAGCCGAAGAGGATGCCAGACTAGAAGCAGAAAGAATTGCTGAAGAGAAAGAGGCCAAAGAAAAAGCTGAGGAAGATAGAATTGCTGAAGAAAAAAGATTGAAGGCAGAGGCTGATGCCAAAGCAAAAGCTGAAGCAGATAGAATTGCTGCTGAAAAAGCAAATAGTGAAACAACTAAAGAAGAAGTAAAAGAAGCAGTAGCAGCAGTAATTACTGGCAATACAATTACTCAAGCACAAGCAGCAGAAGTTGTAAATACATTAATGGCTGATGGAAATGTTAGTAAAGCCGAGGTTACTAATCTTGTAGAGGCTTTAACTGCTGATGGTGGTAAGTTAAATGAATCAGAAAAATCTTTAGTAGCAGATGCATTAGTTGCTTCAGCAGATGGAGAAGCCTTAAGTTCTGAGCAAATTAAAGATTCTGGGATTGAGTATAAAGATCTCCCAGCAGAAACACCTGTAGATGTTAGAACAGATGAACAAGGAAATGCAGTTGTTATTACTGCGGAAGTAGCAGCACAAGTTGAATTGCTACAAGATCCTGCAGCATTGTTGGCAGAAGCATTTTCAGATCCAGGAGCAGCGTTAGCAGCACTTGGAAGTATTGGTGCTGACATGTCAACAGAAGAAAGAGAAGAAGCAACAGACATGGTTGTAGCAACAGTTGTAGCAGCGGGAGCAGCAATTAACGCAGCAGCAGTAGCTGCAGGTGGAACAACAGGTGGAGGCACAGGCGGCGGAAGTTCTGGTGGAGGATCAAATTCACCAGCATCAAGAGGAGGAAGAAGATGGTAAGAATAGTAAAAAATATCCTAAAAGATATGGTAGACCAGGCATGGACTCTCCTTGGAATGTTTATAGCCTGGGTAGTTTTGGACGGTAGTGCTAAGACAATTGTTGGATATGGAATCATGGCAACAACAGCCCTATGGGTATTAACAAGCCCAATACGTAATAAAGAGGAGGAATAACTATGGAAAGTGTAAAAAATATTAAAAATATTATTATGCGTATCGTAGCGGTATTTGCTGCGAATGGTTTAGCGGTTATTGGCGCTGGCGCAATTGCTGGTATTTCAACCGCTAAAGCAATTACAGTTGCTGGACTAACAGCAGTAGCCGCAGTTGTAGAAAAGCTAGCTCGTGCATTTATGGACGATGGAAAGCTAACAATAGATGAAATTAATTCTGCATTCTCTACAGTAGACAAGAGCGCTAAAACGGTAGCCGATGTTGAGGTAGAAGAGCGTCAATTATCAGAAAAGGTTAAGTCGGCTAAAGCCACAAAAGCCTAAAAATGGTATACTAGTAATATGAACACTTATAAGGTCAAATTAAACGTAGAGGTCGAAGTAGAGGCCTTTAACGAAGAAGATGCCAGAGAATATATAGGCGATATATTTAATATAGATGACGAAATTAAAAGTGTTAATATAACTAAAATTCAAGAAAACTAGCTTAAAATAGATTGACACAGCCGTAGTACTTCCTGTATACTTAATACTTGGGATGCTACGGTTTAGTGTTTAGGAAACCAATGCTACATTTAAATCTGTTAGGTGCACAAATATTCATAGAGAGATCCATGGCTAAAAACCAAAAGGCTTTTTGGAATAACTATGATCTGGTAATTTGGAAAAAAGATTCTAGCGGATATACCAGAAAAGATGGCATGTTTTTAAAAGAGTGGGGAACGGCAGAAAAGATCTCCGTCGATAATAAAGGGATTTGGAAGTTACCCAAAAAATATGTCAAATATTTTAAATGATTTAGGTATTGATTCAGATGATTTAGATTGGTGGCACCTAGCAATATGTAGGGGCATGGACACTAATCTATTTTATGAGAAGTATGAATCAGATGTAAATACCGCTAAGAGTATAGACGAAGCTTGCCTTATGTGTCCAGTATCAAAACTTTGTTTTAAGTCTGCTACAGAAAACAATGAGTCTGGAGTTTGGGGTGGAATTTATTTAAATTCTGGATCTATAGATAAAGCAAGAAATGTCCATAAAACTCAAGATGTGTGGAAGAAGATAAGGAAAAAAAATGACATTCATTGATAGAGATAAAGATCACTTTAAGTATGGAATGAATCATTGGACTGGCGAACCCAATAAGCCAGTATTTTATAATAAAGAAATGGCTAGAAAGATTAGAGAGATCTATAAACCCTCAAAAGATTTAAAGATGGATATTGTAAAGTATCCTGAATTCCTGGCAATTAGACTATATGAAAGCAATTTTAAATATTATGATGGATCACTCAAGGCGCAAGTTATTGAGTATATCGAGATGGTAAAAAATATAATAGAATCATATGGAGTAAGATGCGAGTTAGAAGGAGTTCCAGATGCAGGAGTACGATAGAGTAATTATAGTATATATACATGAAGAGAATGCTTTTGGAACTGCAGAACACTTGGGAGCTTTTGCTTCCCTTATTAAATACAAAAAGAATGGGTTTGAAGTGGAAGAATTAATTGAAAATGATGAGTTTGCTATAATGGAAGAAATCGTGTTTGAACATATTACGGAAGAGAACTAATGGAAAAAATATTATGCTATTGCTGCAATAAGCCAAAGAATAAATTAAATGTAAGAAAGTCTTCTTTATTGCCTATTAATCTATTAATGTGCGAAACTTGTATTACTTCAAAATTTGAACCACGCTGGGTAATTATCTTGGCAGGCAGACAAATAGGTTCTGATTCAGTAAAAGAATTCATACTAAAGAAAAGATACTGCGGAAACGATATATCTGCGTCTGAATTATTAGTTTAATTAACATTATAGGGTATAATTAGTACATAATGGAATTTAATACCGTCTTATTTGGCATTCTGGCATCCTTAGTAAGCGGTGCGGGAACTGCTGTCATATCTTCAATCAGAGAGTCTAAAAGAGAAAAAATTAGAAAATCTGAAAAAGAACAGGATATGCTAAAAATGGAATTAAAAGACCTTCAAATTAAACTGTACAAAATTGAGCGGGATTTAGATGAATGGAAAGATAAATACTATGAAGCCATACAAGAATTAATTAATGTTAGAACAGAATTAGAAGAGACTTTAATTAAACTAACTCATGCTCAAATACATAATGATGAGGACTAGCGCTTCGAATTTATATTTAGTATACTAAGGGTATGACCTGTATTGTAGCAATAGCTCAGAATGATGTAGTCTATATGGCTGCCGACCACGCAGCTTCTGATGAAAAGTCTGGGTGGATACTTAGTCGAAAAGACCCCAAGGTATTTAAGGTTGGTCAGTATGGCATAGCATTTACTGATAGTTTTAGAATGGGTCAAATTTTACAGTATTCTTGGACTCCTCCAAGATATACGCCAACTAAAACTAATAGCGGATTAGATAAGTTTATGAAGACCAAGTTCATTGATTCAGTTAAAGAATCATTTAGAGGCGGTGGATACGGAAGTCAGGTATCTGGTCAAGAAGACGAGGGTGGAATTTTTATAGTAGGTATATGCGGAAGAATATTTACTATAGATGAAGACTTTCATGTGGGAGAGAATATAGTTAATTATATGGCGGAAGGATCAGGTGGTATGTTTGCGCTAGGAGCCTTACATGCTACTAAGAACCAAAAGAATCCTAAAATGAGGTTGAAATTAGCCTTAGAAGCAGCAGCAGAATTTTCAATGAGCGTAGCCCCACCATTTACATATATTCAAGTGTAGAGTATAATAATTATTATGATGATATCTTTAATGATTCTGCCGATAATTGGATTAGCTTTGGCTATTCCATTGGCTAAAAGATATCTTCAAAGATACGACTTTGGTCTTTACTATATAGACAAAGAAGAAGAACAAGAAATGGCGGAAGCAATGGATCTTAATTATATAGACTATAGTAATTCTATAGATCTAAGAGGAACACCAACTCACATATGCGTATGTGGTAACGAAATATTTAATCTTAAAGTAGTATTTGATAACTTTGAAATAGCCACATATTTCTTAGATATGGAATGTGCAAAATGTGGAAGTTTGGCAACAGCCCCTACACCAATGGATAGAGAGATGAAGGAAGAATGAGAAAATCAGAACGCTTAAGAATGCTTGAAATGCAGGTTATTAGATTAGAAATGCATGTTGAATTACTTACTGTATGTGTAAATAATCTAATGGAATCCCAAGGCATGGAAGATCCAGAACTTGATTCTGGCAAATGGTATAAAAAAGAATAAGCTATTGACAAATCCTATTTATTTAGTAAGATGTACCTATGAATAAAAAACTTATAGTGGCCCTTATAGCCACAGCAATTGCCATTCCTACAACGGCTCAAGCAGCCATGAAGTCAGAAATTTTAGTATCAGTACCTACACTAGCAATTTTAGATACCGCTCTTGACACATCATTACCAATTTTTCAAGGTAAGATTGCTCATGAAGTTTGTATTCTAGACTGGAATAGTTGCCCTAATGGAACTTCTTTCATGGAAGGCCCAGGATCTTCTGTTTTGCCACTCAGTATTCTTTCAACCTCTAAATTTAATCATGGCACTCAAATGGCTTCTGCTGCAATTACAGAAAATCCAAACATGAAAATTGTATTTGTTAGAATCATTGGAAATACTGCAAATGGCGGACGTCAGTTAACTGGACCTAAATCTGTGGCTAATGCCTTAAAATGGGTTTATGATAATAAGAGCAAATACAACATTCAAGCAGTATCTATGTCTCAAGGACATCATAATCTATTAAAATTATTTAGCTATTGCCCAACTAATGGAGCAGTCGATCTACAAATTAGAAACTTAAAATCAATAGATGTACCCTCCTTCTTTGCCGCTGGCAACGCATATGATTATAAAAGAGTTGACTGGCCTGCGTGTCAGCCATATGCAATTGCTGTAGGGGCAACTGATCAATACGGAGAAATTGAGTCTTACAGTAATGTAGATTTAAAACAAACTTCTTTTTACGCAAAAGGTTCTGCTAGAGTATTTTTACCAAGCGGAAGTGAAGGCAATGCTGCTGGAACATCTGTATCAACTCAGATAGCAGCAGCTCAGTGGATTGCATTAAAGTCTGCTAAACCACTCTTATCTTACCAAGAAATTTATAATCTATTAAAAAAGACTGGAACTCCAACAAAAAATGCTCACGTAAATTCTGGAATTCTAATTAATATAGGGGCAGCAATTAATGGCTAACATGACAGTCCTTGAAGAAATTATTAAGGAAATCGGTTCAGAGTTATATCAGAAATGGTATAACTCTGTTCCAGAGGATCAAAAAACTGAAGAGGCATCTAAAGCAATGGCAGATAATGCTAATGAAACAGCAATCTTTGTTATTCAAGCGTTTATGTATAAATTTAATGAAGCGGCGGATGAACTAAAGGATTCAGAGTGATTTTAGTAACTGATGCATCCTTTGATACTACAGTTACTCAAAATAATTTGATCTTGATAGATTTTTGGGCCGAATGGTGCGGACCTTGTAAAAGGATGCTTCCAATACTACAAGAACTATCGGATGAAGGGGCAGTACTCATTGGTAAGTTAAATGTTGATGAGAATCCCAAAAAAACCTTAGAATACTCTATATCTTCAATACCATCTATGGTATTATTTAAGGGTGGTAAACCTGTAAAGACCATTCAAGGCGCAAAGCCTAAACATGCTCTGCTTAAGGAGTTAGAAGAATGGATTTAGAGTTTAAAATTTGGTTCCAGAATGGAATCGAAAAGGGGTGGATATCAGATGTATTTTGCGATACACATGAAGGTCCACCACTCACAGAAGAAGAAGCACAAGAATGGGATGAAGGCGGAGATCCGTGTTCTTTCCATGTTAAAATAAACGAACTAAATTAAAAGGAGAAATAAAGAATGAATTCATTAAAGAAAATCTCAATTGCTACTGCTGCAGCCCTAGCAATTATGAGCGTTTCTGCAATTTCAGCTACTGCTGCACCGCTTGCGGTCACAGTTGCTACAGTTGCTAACGCTACTACATCTGCAGCACCTGCATCAATTGCGGTGCCATCGACAAATGTAATTAACGCAGCAAACGCTGTCGCAATTACAGCAACAGCAGATGCAACTACATCTGTTACATTTACAGCATCATCAACAGTTAAATTAATTTCTGCTCTTCACACAGCAGATGCCCCAAAGAATGTTAATAGTGGTGTTTCAGCACTTACTGGCGTTTCAACAGGTGCAGCAATTACCGTTTACGCATATACAACATCAACAACAGTTGGTTCCGTTATCGTTACAAATGGTGCGTATTCAACAATTATTTATGTTAAAGGTGTAGCAGGACCTGCTTACAATTTAGCAGTTACAGTTCCTTCTGCAGCAGCAGTTGGAACAGTTCCAGCAATCTCAGTTTCAACAACTGATATTTTTGGTAACGCATCTTCAGATACAGTAACAGCAACAATCGTCGGCTCAACTTTTGCTGATGGTTCATCTGTTAAAGCATTGTCTCCAGAAGTTGCCTCATACTCACTTGCAGTTGGTGTAGCAGGAGAAGTTACAATAATTGTAACTGGCCTAACTCTAGTTGCTCCAGTAACAGGATTTGCGGCACCAGTAAAGTCAGCCATTGCTAAATTTGCTATTGCCGATCTGGGTGCTGATATTGCAGCATTGAAGGCTTCAATTGCTTTAGAAAAGTCTGGACGTTTATCAGATGCAGCATTAGCAGCAGAAGCTGCAAAGGTTGCTAAAGCAGCAGCAGACAAGGCTCTAGCCGATGCTAAAGCAGCAGCAGACAAGGCTCTAGCCGATGCTAAGGTTGCCTCAGACATGGCTCTAGCCGATGCTAAAGCCATGGCAAAGATTGAAGCAGATACAGCAAAGGCTACTGCCGATGCAGCACTTACTAACGCAAAAGCAGAAGCAGTAACAGCTAAGACTGCAGCAGATAAGGCTTTGGCAGACGCTCTAGCAGCATCCAAGGTTGCTTCAGATAAGGCTTTAGCAGACGCTAAAGCGGCTTCCGATTTAGCTCTTGCTTTTTCAAAGTCAGCATACGATGTTGCAGCAGCAGCTGCTAAGGCAACTTATAAGAATGAATATAATAAGTTGGCTACCAAGTGGAACAAGGCTAATCCAAAGGCTAAGGTTGCACTAAAGAAGTAATTATAAATAGGGCGGGATTAAATTCCCGCCCTATTTTATTCACCTAACAGAAAGAGTATAATAGTATTATGGAATCAAATAAAAGAAGTTTATATAAATCAATTACATGGCCAGCAGTTCATATTGGGTTTGTTGGCACACTAGTCTATTTCTTTGAAATGGCCATTACTGGCGAAGCACATTGGGAATATGCTGGCACATTTGCAATCATATATACAGCGTGTGAGGCCCTAGGATTCTTTTTGCATGAGAGAGCTTGGAATAAATTTGGCGGGAAATTAAGATAATGGGAAAACACTTAGATAAAATGCAACGTGCTCTAGCACAAAGACAGGCAGCAACCTACACCAGTGGTCAAAAAAAGCCTGGATCAATGAATATTAAAAAGACTGGTTATCGTGGCCAGAAAGCTAAGGGATCTAAGTAGTGTCCTTAGAAAACACGTGTGAAATGCCTAATTGTAATAATAAGGCTAAAAGATTGACCTCAACAGAAACTAAAATAATAGAAATTTGTGACGACTGTTGGCATAAAAAGTATAGATCTTAATCAACTAAATGCTATAATAGAGGGATAGATGGCATTCTAGACCCATCTAAATTAACAACCTATAGGAGAAATAAAATGACAGACGGTATTAACACCACAGGATTTACAGATCCAAAGATTACTCCAACCTCACCTTGGGGTACAGAATCTTATACAGAAGCACCAGCAGCAGCATTTCCTGCAGCAGACAAGTCTTCACAAGGTCCAGCAGGAACCACTAATAAAATGGTTCACACTGCAGCAGAAACATCAGCATTCGGTACAGGTAACTAACATGTGCGAAATGTGTGGTTGCGGTTCGCAAGCATTCATGGGTGCAGAAATGCCTAACCAAAATGTTTATGATGTAGGGCCAGGACAATTAAACTCACCAGACATGTTCGAAACAGATTCTCAAGACACCCTTGGAACTGCAACAGAACTTCCACTTACAAGTGCACCTCAAGTAAGGATGGATTAATGTCCGAAGACGGTACAGGCATGACTCCACCTCCAGCAGCAGGATCTGCATCTGGAGCTGTAACAAGTCGTGAGGCAACTAAGAAACATCCACGTCAAGGCTTAGTGGTAGATCGTAATAGACATGGTATTCGTAGAGAAACCAGTCTAACGCCAAAACCACCAAAGAAAACTGGACGTAAGAAAGTATAATTAAATAGTGATGATTTGTCCCGCTAATTCTTTTGGCGGGGCATTTCATTTTAGGGGCATTTATGTGTAAAAGAATAATAGATGATGTGTTTAGAACAGACATTCATAAAGACATAGATGATGCGGTAGATAAAATACTGGAACTAGATGCCTTTATCTAATCATACAAATAAAGAATGGTTATACGATCAGTATGTAATTAAAGAAAAATCGGTTACAGAGATAGCAGAACATTGTAAGGTAACTAGAGAATCTGTTATATTCTCATTAGATAAGTTTGAGATATATCGCAATTGGAAAAGGCCTAGAAAATAGTTGACGAAAACTATTCTATTTAGTAGAATATAATACTATACAGAAAAGAGATGATATGATTAAGCCATTAGGAAATATGCTTTTAATTACAAAAATAGATTCTGGAGAAAAAACTACAAAAGGTGGTCTAGTTATATCTTCAGTTATTTCTGATACTGGACCAAAGACAGGGATAGTAGTGTCTAAGGGTGAAGGGGAATCTAACTATAAAGGTGAAATTATTCCTATTAATAATATAAATGTTGGCGATACAGTTTATTATCCAGAACATAGTGGAACGGATATGGAAGATGAAGAAGGAAACAAATACCTTCTGATTAACTGTAAAAACATATTAGCTTTAAAGGAATAATATAAATGACTACACATGTTGCTAATAAAAAGATTAAGTTGGCTTCGTTTGACTTCTTTGCTGAAGAGTGGAGTGGCAATTGTGGTGCCTGCTACAAGGACTTCTATGCCCCTACAAAGGGCGCATACACGGTACAGAGACAAATGCATACCCATTCAAATGAATGCTTGGGAGGCTGGTAATGGCATGGTCATGGATACTAGCGGCAATAGGTGTTACAGGCATCTACTTTGTAGGTCGTAAAAATAGGTGGGCATGGTTATGGCTCATATTCAACGAATGCTTATGGATTATTTACGCAGTGGCTACTAATCAATACGGTTTTATATTTGCCGCTGTTGCGTATACCGCCGTTTACATCAAATCCTTTTTACATTGGAGAAAAGATGCTTAGGCAAAAAGCTACTGCTCGTAATGATAGAAATGAACCAAGCTTATTCGGTGTAGGTAAAACTATGGGCAAAAAAATAAAAGGTAAACGAAAGCCGATCAAAGCAAATGTTGTAATGCGTGTGGGAGGCAGAAAAGTATCCGCATCACCTAAGAATAGAACTAAATATAAATTTCCAGTAATTGTGACCACAATTAGTGAAGCGAAAAGTGCGGCGGGAGAGACAACTCATTAACTCTGATGAATTTGATCGTGAATTTGATCTAGATGTAATGCTAGAAGCATGGAGGGTAGATCCTAAAACTCAGGAACTACTTAGTAGATTAGGATCGGATTATGATGAAAACGGCATCCCATATTGGGAACTTAATGAAGGTGGGAAAAAATGATAGATAGATTGGTTAGATTCCTTCTTGGATGGGGAACTTTAAGAGTAGCTTTATTTGATGAAGTACACATGTATGATCTAATTGCTGAAAGATTAAAAGAAGACGCAGTGTATAATGTTTGGCGGGATTCAGATGGCTGGCGTTCCTGGGAATATGATGAAGATCTAAATAGATACATATTTAATGATGTTCCCAGAGATACTATGTTGGAGATATAATGTCTCAATATATGAGATGTAAAATATGTGGTGAAGTTAACACCCTATATCTATATGTTAATTCATTTAAAGATATATATAGTCTATGTACTAAATGCAATGAGATAGCCCACCACATAGATCAAAGAACGGAAATGGTATAATAGTTCTGTGAGCGAAAAAACAGGATATAAGCCAACTTCAGGAATGCAGTCTGCTGCACGTAGAGCAATTAAGCTAAAAGAGCAGGGTAAAGCTAAAGGTGCAGGAACTGCTGTAGGATGGACTAGAGCTGGTCAATTGGCTAGAGGCGAAACTTTAAGCCTATCTACTGTTAAAAGAATGTATTCTTATTTTTCTCGTCATGAAGTAGATAAGCAAGGTAAAGATTGGGATAACGCAGAGAGTCCTTCAAATGGCAAGATCATGTGGCTTGCTTGGGGCGGGGATGCAGGATTTTCTTGGTCTAAAAAAATAGTTAATAGGGAGAAAACAATGAAAAAGAATTTAGAATTAAACGAGATTGTAGAAGAGATTAAAGATATGTTAGACGATGTAGTCAACCCTATCACTAAATCAATTGAAATTGAAGACGATGTAGAAAAAGCTGAGCATATGGAAGACACTGAAGAACTTTCAGATGAAGACGTATCTAAAAACTATATCTCAGATGATGAGCACTTAGATAAGTGGAACAATATGGAAAAGGCTTGCTGGAGTGGATATAAGCAGGTAGGCATGAAAGATAAGAATGGCAAGCAAGTACCTAATTGCGTACCTGTAAATAAATCAACTGGTGAACCAGAAGAACCAAAGCCATCATGGGGATTTTTCAGCGGGAATAAGTAGTATGGGTATTCTAGATAACCTTGAAGCCTATCTATCAATAGAGCTAGACAATATAGATCTACAAGAAAATATCGATAAAGAAGATATAGCAGAATAATCATAAATTGATACCTTTACTTGCCATACCAGTGTTGAATAGATATGACTTGCTGGATAAAAATTTAGAATTAATAGACTTCCCTATTAAGGAAATTTTAATAATTAACAACGGCCCAGAAGCATATACGCCTAAAAGAAAAGATTTAAATATTAGGGTATTAAACCTGCCATCAAACCTAGGTATGTCTGGCTCCTGGAATTTAACCATTAAACTATATCCTCATGAAAAGTATTGGCTATTTTCTTCTGCGGATACACACTGGACTCCTGGTTCACTAAAGAAGTTTTATGATAATAGCGGTGAATCTAAAATGATATCATCAACTGAAGGATTTAGCTGCTTTTCCCTTGGTGAAAATGTTGTAAGAAAAATCGGACTTTTTGATGAAAAATTTTACCCTTATGTACATGAAGATGATGATTATCGTGAAAGATTACAACGTTTAATTAAAAGAGATGGCTCTACAGGATTGGAATATCATCATAATTTTGTAGAAGTTATAACTCCATCTGGACGGGCACAAACCATAGAAAGTGACGAAAATCTTAAAAATAGATATTCTATGACACTAAAAAAAAATAAAGAATACTATTTACTTAAAGAGTCTGAAGATTTTTTAAATATGGGCTACTGGGATATAGATGTTAGAAGATCACAGGAATGGCTAATATAATACATATTGATCGCAATTAGTGAAATCGCCGAGTAGAAGACATTTGGTTGACTAGAATGATACTAATATAGTAGAATATAGACATGATGCTATTTCATGATATAGAGGAATATGTTCCTAAATTTAAAGCGGGACCTAATAATGGTAGAAACTCTAAGAGACTTGAAACAAACTTTAGATTTGATCCTATGCCTTTTAAATGGACCATATATAGCGATGGTGAGATAATCACATATGGCTATTGTCATAGCAGACTGCAAGCAGAAGAAACTCTCACAAAAGAGCTAAGAGTTAGGTCAAAATAAAACGGGGTAATCCAATAAATGCTATACTATACATATAGTAGATAAAGGAATCTGTATGACAAGACCAATGTGTAGTAAATGCTCAATAGAAACAAATAAAGCTCAATGGGCTAATTACCCTCATATGATGGATATGTGCAAGATGTGCAAATCCTTCCAAGATGCCATATATAAGACAATAGAAGATCATACTAAGCTCTTGGATAATGCTGCACAAATTGGCAAAGATACACCCTAACTCCTATATCCCCCCGATATTAAACATGTCTCAGAAGGCCTCTGAAGGCCTTATTTGACCTATTCTATAGAGAATCATAAAAGAATATTACTATCGATACTAGGCTAATTACTATAGATATATCGACAAATACATATATGTATTATTGAGCGTATCCCCGAATGTAACGTAATGTTATAATCCATATGGCCTATCTACTATATTTTCAGGGATTTGTCAATAGCTCTCGTAAATGGCATATTTGGCCCATATTGTCAATAGACATTTGGCATAAAAATGTCCAATTATTCTGACATATTTTGGCTATATTATGCTAGATTTAATATACATTCTATATAGAAACATATAGATTTGTCGACATTTATATAGATATTTCAGGGATTTTTTTAGCTTGGTCGTAAATAGAAAAAATGGCCCTTAAGCCCACACAAAAATATCCACAGGCTGTGGATAACCTGTGGATATCTAGGGCTATATATCTAGAGTGATACTTAGATCTATTTGATCTGTTCGGTCTGATATATAATTAATCTAATTGATGAATCCAAATGGGATACTCATCTGTGTTTCTGCTATAGGGTTTTTATGGACTGCTATTACTTCCGCCAAATGTGAACTTAGTAATAAACCTTCTGAGGTTTTATTTAAGTCCCACTCGATTTTGAATCTCGTATCTTGATACTCGATTATGTGAGTCATTAACTCAACTAATCTGTCTTGTGTGTATAATGATTGTTCATTTACTATTAGATTAGCAAAGACAGCAGGATTGAAATTGTGATTGTTCATTAGTTCCGCCAACTGTTCTGCTATTTTTTGTTCAGGTACTTTTCTAGCCATTTTTATCTCCGCCTCTTTAACTGTTGATTATACCAAAATATGTGAGGAGAGTCAATACTTCCCAGTTCTCGACTCTCCTCAACCCTATTTACTTGGCCTTTTTAACAGGCTGCTCTGCGGTGAATGTGAGACCCTTTTGTTCCGCCTCTAGTAGTGCTACCTTGGCCGCTCCAGAGAATCGACCACGAACGCCTACGGTAATGCCCTGAGCTTTTAGATATTCACGCTTTGTTGTCATTTTTGTCCCCTTTCAAGAGATCTATTTATTATATAACATTTACAAGAATTTGTAAATGGGTCCTACTCTTCTTCTTCATCTTCCTCAACCAAAGGATCTGAAATGTATCCCCGATTAGCCATCCATTCTAAAACATCTTCTTGGTGTTGCTCAGCGCCATACTCTAATGAGAAGCCTGCTCCATTGCTAACGGCATCGCAGAGGTATAGCCACATGTCATCCTGGGTCACTGTAGCCTTCCAGTCAGGGTCGTCTAGGATGTTATTAATAGTACTCCATGTCCATAGCCATACCAAGGATAGACCAAGGTCGGTGGAATCAAGAATAGATAAGCATTCATTTAGTTTGTCTTTATCATCTAGTTTCATACTTCTCCTCCATAGGCATTAATAAACGGTTCAAATTTAACTGGATGTATGTCTGTAACTGTTTGATTAGTAAAGTCGACAATTACTGTTTGTTCACCTAAATCATAATTATTACCATTGATAGCATATATTCCAAAGCCATGTTCGTCTAAGATGTTATCTTGGATTAAATGACTAATCATCATACGAGTTCCATATGATGAATCTTGCCAACGTGCCTTAGCATGTCTTAGGGCATATGCGATTTCAGGTTGCCAGTATGTTTGTCCCCAATGACTGTATAAGACTACACTTGGTCCGTCCTCTGAATCTTTAAATACAAAGTTAATCCGTGCTCCCATTATTTGTCTCCTATCGCAAATGATAAAGCATATGTCAATTGATATACAGTTGTCAAAGCGTCTAAATAACCCATGTGATAATCATCTGATTCATCATACTCATCTTCTCCTAATGGTTCACCGTTTTTAGCCGCTTCCCAATTTTGCTCTGCTTCGAGCATTAATGTTTTAAGATGACCGTGCATTATGTTTAGACCTGATTCGCCAGCATATACTAAATTTTGTAAATACGGCGGTAGCGATAAATCATTCATACTAGTTCCCTTTCGTTGTAGGAGTTCATTATATCAGTAGCCACTGACAATAAATGTTCGGTTGCTTCAATTGCTCCTTGAAGATATTCTTTTGTATATCCCTCATGTGTTACTTCATGTTCCTCAATTGCTCCCATATCTTGGATTAAAGATAACTTGTGTAATTTCATATACTCTATAAATGTACTAGATCTAGTCATTATCAAAGTGCCCTTCTGCTACTAGACCTAATAAGAAACTAACAGCCTCTTCCAGGTCTTTCTTCAAAGGTTCTTTATCAATTAAATCGGACGGGGTTCTAAGATAGAACAATTTAGCATCATGAATAGCATCTGTCATTCTATCTATATCATCTTTAGAATAGCCTAACATTAGTTCACCTCACTATGATATGAAGCAAAGATTGATCCTGCTATTTTAGTCTCCCGCAATTTAATGATCGCCTGGTGTGGACAAGGGCAGGCGGGAACAGGAACAAACTCCTCTTTCCAATAAGTAGTAAACTCCATTAAGGTATCACATTCACTACATAGATAATCATACTTGACCCAAGTATCAGATGAATACTCTTTCCAAGGTTCTTCTAAATTCATATATATCCTCTCGTTTGGTTGTAGGATAATTATATACTAGGGGTCTGACATTTGGAATACATTTTATGTGTGATACTAGCCACATTGTGGCAAAGCTCACAGAATTTCAGGGGATTTTATATTGACGTCGTAACAAGAATTTGCTACCCTTACTCTTTGTGGGAGCCGAATTTGTATTCAAGGCTGCTAGGGTCCAACGAAAGGAAAACCCTTGCTTTACTTAGCGACTTGGCGAATGCCTGCTAGCCGCACCTTAGAATAATATTATACCATATCTTGATTGACTAGGATTTCCTCTTCAACCTTATTTAGTTCTATCATTTCATATGAGACCTTTTCTAGGGCCCCTTGAAATTTATTCTTATGGTGGCCACAGAAATATAGTTCCCCATCCACCATTTTAATTAACCAACGTGCCTGTGCTGAGTCTCCGCATTTGTCACAAGCAATCCAACGATCTAGATCTTCTGTCATATTTTCCCACCTTCTATCATGTCTGCCAAGCGATCAAGGAGCCAAGTATCGATATCATTAATATCAATCTCTCTTAGCTTTTCTATGATTTCCTCACGGCCAAACTTATAACCGTCTTGAAATCCTTCCTTATAGTCTGACAATTTAACTCCTCATATATCCTGTAGGTTCATAGTCTGATTCAATTAGAACAGATAATCTGTGCTTATCTCTAAGCCTTGATACTTTCTCAATACTACCAGTTCCTAAATCGAATGTCAACGTCTTCATATCGTATTCAGGATCTAATCCACTAGTCATTGCTTCCCATACCGCCAGTTTAAAACTGGCGGTAGTAGGAGCCTTAAGTTTATAATACATTACCACTCCACATCTGCGTCATCAACGTTCCATGACTCAATTTCAATGACGTGAGTATTAGATGTAATAACTAATTCATCATTTAACATATAACGGGCGTCAAAGTCTTTGACATCTTTCATTGGAACTTCAACATCTAGAGTATAGGATATAGTACCAGTAACTCGCAAAGTTTTAATTGGTTCAATATCTAGGATGTTGGCAATTGCCTCAAGAACTTCTTCTTTATCATAATTGGAATCATACCAGTCGCTCATCAATTCTTGGACTTCTTCAATCTTAGAATTAAGAGCAAAGAAGGTGCGACGATATTCTCGTCCATTATGTAATTCCCATTCAAGATCCGCCACATCAGTCATGATGTATTCAGGCGCTTCGGGAGCAGCATATGTTCCTGGCACTTTCTTATATGTAACTAATTGATTAGGGTTATACGTTTCTACTGTTGCTGCTAGTTCCATTTTTATACCTCTTCCGTTGTTGTTGTAGGTTCTGATTGTACACCATGGGTCTGACATCTATCATTTAGGTGGTTATTACTATTACATTCAGGGCAGACTATTTCTTCACAGTCTTCACAGAAATTATCTAAAGGGTCATTTAGTTCACAGTAATCACACTCCATACATTTCCAATTCCATTCTGATTCAATTGTACGCAGCACACCAAAATCATTAATTTGATAGGTAGTACGTCCGCCCCAACCAGTTTCTTCCTCGAATTCTAAATCTAACATTACTTTAGGATACTGTTCTGCTAATGCCATAATAGCCTCTTCGGGAATTCCCCAAGCAGTATTAAAACGGTAGCACAAAGAATACTCATCCTCGTCTTGTAAATCAGTATCAGAATACTTCTCGTCATTATGTACAGCAACGTCCCACTTGGTTCCCCAATTACGTAGGTTCCAAGAATACCAATCATCTCCACCAAATAGACCGTCGGCATTTGGGTCACGTTGAAGGTGATACGTTACAAGGTCGGTAGGAGCAATGATATTCCAGAATGAAAATATAGGTTCACTATATTTAGTAAGGACCTGCTCGTGTTGATGTGTTTCTGTATTCCAGTTGTCATGTAGCATTTCAAATGGTTTATTTAATTGCGCTTTAATGGCAGCAATGTCTTCTTTAGGTCCTGTAATCTGTAGATTATTATGTACCCAATTTGGCATTTGATATCCTTTCGTTGATATGTGAGAATTATAGCAGAGTCCACTGACATTATCTATAATTCCTGGGATTTTTTTATATGCTCCGTATGATGTTAATCACACCCTCAATGTTGTGGGGGTAAGCTGCTGCAATTGTCAAGCCGACACGCCGTAGCGTGAGCAGTTTTGAATCATGCTCAGGATTTTTATTTTAGAAAGCCGAGATCAATTTCTTAATTCGGTTTTTTTCTGCGGTAAGAACTGGGTCGAATCCGCTTGCGCCAGCCATTAGCGTTTCAGAATTACCGCGACCTGTGCGGTAATAATCTAGGCGTTCTGTGATTGCGTTGAATGCGCCCCACTTAGTGCCATGGATATTTGTATTTGTAGGTGAGTTAAAATATAGATCGTCAAGCATGACAACCTTATTCTCCCACTTCTTTAGCGCACCCTTTGAATCTTTAACAGGCTTAGGGTAGATTGTTTGAATTAGTTTAGCAAACTCTGCGTTAGTAATTTCCTGCTCGAACATGGCTTTTGCTTCCGCTTCAAACTCATCAAAGTAACCAAGCGCAAGCCCAAGAGTTTCACGAGCAACAGCAATACGACCCTCAACAGTTTGAGTATGACGGATTTTGAAAGATTGCTTTGCTTCACGCATAGCAAGGTTAAGAGTATTTTGGCAAACTACACGAACAGGGGTAACGGCTGCTTGAACAGCAACTGAGCCGTCGTGAGATGTCCAAACGATTAAGTATAGTTTTGTTTCATCATTAGCACCTTGTGGGTCAAGAACCATGGTGCGTGGAATATCAACAGAACCAAATACAACTTTGCCTTTCTTTAATGAACCAGCAGACTCCCAACGACAGTTAGGGTCGGCGTCGTGAATAGCGTCGGCAAATTGAAACAGTTCCTCATTTTGAACTGGAACATAACGCTTTCCAACAGTAGCAAGAACATCAGTTCCACCATTGAAGGGATTGTCACGAATGACAAGAGAGGCGGTAGAAACATCATTCCAAGATTCTGGAATGTGTTCGGTGATTGGAGATAGTCGAACATTCCAATTAGATAGTTTTGCTTCATCAAGCATTGTTTGAGTAGTTACAACCTCATCTTTAGCAAAGACACGATTAGCAAGGTTATGCCAAGCAGGTGCGCCACGCAAGGCGAAAGCAACTTCGCCGTTTTCGGTTTCGAGATTATGAGCCATTTTTTCCTTTCGATTGGTTAAGTAGGATCATTCTAACATATGCCACTGACATTTACTAGACTGGGGAATCATTTACTTATGGCTGAGCTGTGAGTAATCTCACATTTTCCAGGGGTTTTCCACAGGCAGCCGTAAGGCTGTGGATAACCCCTCACGTCTGTGGGGGATTTTAAAAAAAAATAAAGCTGGGGCTTATAGCCCCAACTCCATTTTCTTTATTCCATTAGTTTTAGATTTCGCATAACTTACAATTTCCTCATTAAGAAACATTGCGGCTACTTTCTTTTTTGTTTTAACATCTACGGCATAGGCACGAACTTTGCCAGAGAATTGTCTGATGTTAGAATAAACCATATAAGATAAATCCTCACGATCAACATTTGTTTCCGAATAAAGTGTTAAGTCATGCGACTTAACATCATCATATATTTCTATTCGATATTTACCGAACATTTTATTTCCTTTGTTAGTAGGGGTGTGAGCAGTTTAGCCTGTCATGCTCAGGACATTATTTAATTATTTATAGGTATTCAGCAACCGCATTGTAAGTGCTTGTGCTAACTACTTCCTCATCTGTCATCTTTAGAATACGAATTGCGTTTGACAATTCTTTCTTTGACTCACGATAAGTGCTAGGGTGAATAACCTCGAAATCCTTTTCAGGTTCTACTGGGAAAGAACTTTCCTCTGTGATGATGTCGAAATCAACATTGAGAGTTTTGTTCCAAGAGCGATAACTTGTGCGAAGGTTCTCGGACTTTGAGAAATTAGCAATAGCCCACTTGCCGATTTCTTTTTGCCAAGCCTTGTAAGCCTTCTGATACTTTGCTTCGTTTGCTTCTTGCGCCAAGTAGTCTTTTTCTAGTTTAGCGAGTGAAGCCTCTAGTGCTTTAATTACTTTAACTGTTTGGATTTTTACATTTATTGCTTTGCTTCTAGCCATTTATTTCCTCTTTCGTTAGGTTGGTTGGTTAGTTAGTATAGCAGGGGCTACTGACATTTATCGGTAGCCCCTGCCCTCTGCTCTTTACTTATCGAGAACTACTGTTGTCCAGCGATCACCGCTGTCGGTTTCTAATAGAACTCTCACCGAGCCAGATGAGTTAGGGTTAATCTCTTTGATTACTCCTGTGACATTGGACTTTAAGGTAGTGAATAAATCTCCTACTTGATAAGTCTTATTTTTTACTGTCATTTTGCTTCCTTTCTTGTTAGTGGATTATTGTACCACTCCCTACTGACATTTTCAGCAGGTAATTTTATTCGCCTAGTTCATCATAGACGGATTCAGCCATTTCATCAAACTCTGCTAACTCTGCCAGCATGTCTTTTAGATCTGACTCTGATAGTAGAATATGGGTAACTTGATCTGCTACTTTACTCGCAAGGTGAGAACTATACATAAATAAGAACTTAGCATAAGTATCATCATCTAATTCATGTCGGCGTTCATGGAGTTCGCCAGCAAGCCCCATAATTTCAGGGTCAAACATGCTCTCTTTAGTTGCCTCTAGGATTTCCATAGCAGTAATAATCATTTTTATTTAGCCACCTTTAAAGTTGCGAAAGAATTATGCTCATTTAATTCATCCAAGATTGGTTGTAGTCGTGGTGCTAATAAACTCTTTAGCATACCCTCTAACATTTCACGCTGTAAAAAATCGGGCATTGATAATAGTTGTTGAGCGGTTTCATTATTTTCATCTAGTTCTGTAACGAACTCTAGATTATGCTTGATTGATATTGTCATTTGTTACCTTTCGTTGGTTGAGTAGTAGAATTATAACATGGGGGTCTGACATTTATCTAAATATGCCAAGCTTTATTTAATTTGTTTGTGTGTTTAATCTCACATTTTCAGGCGCTTATTAAAACTTGACGTAAGCCAAGTTTTGCCCCCATATAACTGGGGGGAAGCTGAAGGATTTGTCAAGTCATATGTCGGCGTGTCCATCGTGATCTACATCAATTTTATTAGCGCCTAACATATATATTGCTAGCGCTAACGGAGACAATAGAACTAACATTAAGAATGCTCCAATAATATTCCCTAACGTGGCCACCATTATTTAGGACCAGGGCAGTCCATATGGAAATACATTATTAACATATGATCAGGATCTGTTGTTGTTGCTCCACATGCGTGGCATGACCATGAAGGTTTTTTCTTAGGCATTTTATTCTCCCTATTTTTTAGTTGCGCTAAACCGAATGTCGGCTTTGCCATAAACACATAACCCGCATGATACGCATGCGGAACCAGCGGCAGAAATAAGTGGAATAGATTTCATATTCTCAGGACACTTAGCGCCTACCTTACCAGTAATTTCTTTCATCTTGCTTTCAGTTAACGCAAAAGTCTTGCCGAGATAAGCAAGGCGAATTCCGTCATTCTGTTTTAGATCTGTAGCAATGGGTAAATTCTCATCATCGGTTGAATAATACAATGATAGATTAGATACATCCTTAAGAATTAATGCGGCGGCTTTAACACGTGTATAAACCCAGAATTGAACATCGGGCTGCTCTTCAATTACCATGCGCCATGCGTTAGTATAATCATCATTAAAAAAGTCGCCGTCCCAATGAATGCGAAATAACATAGGCGCAGATTTCTTAACGCAATCAGTTTTAAATTCTGCGATCATCTCAGAAAGTAAAGTGTACATAGTTTGAATGTCGGCATTCTTAAGTAATTCCCAATTGTGTAATAGATTAACTTTAACGCTAGGAAAGACTTTCTCTAACTTACCCGCATAGCACACGCTTTCGCATATGCTAGTAGCCCCAGGGCATGAGTATGCCTTGCCAGCAGGCAGGCCAAAAGTATTAGCAATGGCAGCCTGCTTACCATTCTTAGTTACAAGGTTGGCGACTTTACGGTCATTTGAGCGTTTTAATTTCATAGGCACGATTATATCAATGACGTCTGACATTTAGTAATCCTCATCCATTCCATGGCCAGCAGACGCTAATGCGTCGGAATCGGCCCAGCCAATAGTTTCAAAGAATGACATTTCATCAGACGCATAACACTCAGCGCAAATATAATCATCGCCATAGATTTCATATTCTGACTCATCATAAAAAGTTTCTTGAGCACCACAAATTTCATAGTTCAAGCAAGCGACGGTAAAAGTTGACATGGAACGCCTTTCGTTAGGAATAAAAGAATAATACCATTAGCCACTGACATTTTCTGCAACACGCCCTAGCTTTCAGGGTGTTTAATGTCACACTCTTAAGGACACGCCCGACCCCGCACGTCTGTGGGGGATTTTTAGTCGTTTGTCAAGTCGACACGCCGCTTAGTCTAAACAAATATCGCAAGCATTTTCAGCGCACACGATACTTTCAACCGAGCACCATTCGCACCAGTTATTTTTTAGATCACAATTTTTATTCGTCATTTTTATTTTTGTGTTTTAGTTTTCTGAAATATTTTTTCTTATTGCGAACAGGTTGCGCCGCATTACTGCGGCGCAATTCCTGTATGCGTTGAACTTTAGTTTTAATACTCATCTGAGTAGCACCACGCTTCCAAGTGGTGTCCTTCAATAATCGCATGAGCAGGCGCGCCAACGCTTCCTCGCCAAAGTATGCCGTCGGGTAGCATAATTGTGCGGTTCAAATCATCCTCATGATATGCGTCGATAGCATCAATACAGGGTTGAACCATAGAAAGCGGAACGGGTGGATAATGGTTACCTTGTAAGTGATAACCGATAGCAGTTTCTAAATCTAAATCAAATAAATCGTTATTCGCTAGATCCATTGCTGTATTACTTCCCATGACTGATCTCCTTTACCTTGTAGTTGCTTGCTGAGTGGAATTTATTTATATCAAACTTAGTATTATCTTTCGCATAAATAAGTGCGAAGTCATTAACTACTTTAGAAAATACGGCGGGGTGAACTTTATCCGACATAAATTTAAGAATTTCTGCGGTTGCTTCATAGTCCTTGCGTGTCATTTTTTAATGATCCTTCCATCTCGGTAGATTACTTTAGTGTACATTTTACCACTAGGTAGTGACAAATTTACAGTTGAGTAGTCCATAGCAAAACCATGATCTACAAATTTAAGATAGTTATCAAACGCTTCTAAAGCGTCGGCATATATCCAAGTATTAGTTTGGTGTGCTTGTCCGTCATAGGTACAAGTTAAAGTGTAACGCTCCATTATTTTATTTCCTTTCCAATAGGACACTCGCAAGTTTCGACATCATAGTCATCACCATTTCCCCAAAAAATTAAACCTTCACCACCACACTCATCACACTCAAAAACCTGAACTGAGTTAACCATTTTTATTTCCTTTCGCTTATTTATTTAGACATTGTAGCAGTTAGCACTGACAAAATTGGTGAGAGTTCTTACTTACGACATTAGGCGAGAACACTCTCTAAACTGCCTCTGTTTCGTTTATTTATTTAATCAGATACCTTGACAGCGACAGTTGCCCAAAAGTTGGGTGTTCCCCATGGTGGGCGAACCTCAATAGCATACGCCTCAAACTCTGAGCCGTACCAAACTGAGTCACGCTTCTCTGCGTGGATAATAACTCCCTCATTATTGCGAGAGTGTGAGCGATAGTTTTTTCCTTCTAAGAGGCTGATTATTGTGTATGGTTTTGCTGACATGGTGTCTGCCTTTCGTTGTTGTTGATAGTGGCAATTATAGTCTATGGCACTGACATTTTTCAAATTAGAATTGTTTTTTCTCAAATAGTAAGACGGCGTGTCGTGTGAGTAATCTCACATTTTTTCGGGGGTTTTCCACAGGCTCCCTTAAAGCTGTGGATAAGCCGCCACGTCTGTGGGGGGTCGGCCTGACATTTGTCAAGCCGACACGCCGCTATCTATAAATAAATATCCTCGCGGGAGCGATCCAAATCATTATAGATTTTCTCCTCTTGCCATTCAAAGAAATGAGAATCGCACATAGCAGAAGGAACGGCGGAATAAGAAGCAAAACCACTTTCTTGAGAGTAGCAGACATTACACATTATTAATCTCCAATTCTGTATAATCAACAATCATGAAATCAATTTGATTTTCTAGCGGTGAAACTTTTAACCATGAAAGCGCAGACTCAAAATCATCTGCCTCGACAGTAACCGATAAATCAAAATTAAAAATAGCCATTATTTAATCTCCATTTCTAGAATTGTCCAGCCATTATTAACAGCATAATCTAAACGATCATTAGCATCAAATTCATCTGATACTGGTAATGCTAACATTGTTTGGCGTTCTAATGAACCAAAGCGATCAATTCGCTCAGCCTTAAAAGTTAAAATCATTTATTTATTCTCCATTACTTTTACAATAATTTGTAAATCTTTAACTGAAAGCAATACAGAAGCAGCGCCCCAAAGCGCAGCATACTTATCTTTTCCATGATTTTCTTTAGCAAGAGATTCTGCTAATTCTCTAAGTTCATAATTGGTCATTTTGAGCCTTTCGTTAATTGATAATGGAATAATACCACGGCTGGCTGACATTTTGGCTCATTTGCTTGGGCGTGTCGGGAAATTCTTTTTGTGAGTAATCTCACAAAATTTCAGGGGTTTTCCACAAGTGTTCTTAAGTTATCCACAGCCCCCGCAGCTCTGTGGGGGGTCAGGCTGACATTTGTCAACCCGACTCACCTTTATTTTTTATTTATTCATAGTCATCAAATATTTTTTCTAATTGTAAAATTTGTTCATCTGTTAAATGATCAATATTAATTACATTAGCAAAACCAAAAATATCATAATCTAAATTATTTTTATTCATTTTATTCCGCCCTTTCGTTTTCAATAATTGTGTCCTCGAAATCCAAAAGCGATTGGCGATAAGCAATCGGGTCACACTCTCGCAAAATTTGCGAGGCGGTAAAAGTTAAATTTCCAATTTCAAAAACTGGATACGATTCGTCTAGCATGTCATCAAACCAAGTTTTAATTTCGAAGGCAACATCAAAATCTAACATTTATTTTTTCTCCAATACGCTAATAATAATATTTAAATCTTTGTCTGATAATAAAACGCGAGATGATCCCCATAATACGGCTAACCAATTATCGCCATATTCTTTTTTCGCCATTTCGGTGATCTTGGCGATCTTTTCGTCTTTAGTCATTTGAGCCTTCTTTCGTTGTTGTTATATTGGAGATTGTAGCAGATAGCACTGACATTGCTTGATCTGCGCTAGCCTTGCGTGTAGCAAGGACATGCGCCTTATATTCATCTAGATTCATTTAAACACCTTTTCGAATTCGGAATATGGGAGTTCTACATTAAGCAGACTATTGCCATTGGTATATACATTAGCGCCTGCGCCTATTGTGTAACGCTGTAATACGACATGAGCCATACGGCGATCATCATCTATTGCGATTACATTTACGATCTTATGATTGACATAAGCAGAATCGCCGTTAAAAAACTTACCGATAAAAACGCCGTTAAGTAGAGATAGAGTCATGGTGACACCTTTCGATTGAGATAATGGAATAATACCATTAGCGACTGACAATTTATGGGATATGGGTCGGCGTGTCTAAATATTCTTTTTGTGTTTAATATCACATGGATCTCGGGCGTGTCGCAAAATCCAGGGTGTTTATCCACAGCCCCTTAATCACCCTGTGGATAACCCCCACGTCTGTGGGGGGTCAAGCTGACATATGTCAACTCGACACGCCGTTAGGCTACTATGATTTACGCCACAATTTCTCACGCTTGTTATAAGCCTTATAAGACTTATACGCGACTATAGATGTGAACACTAGCGCAAGCATCTGCCATGATAGCGAGATGTAGCACAATTCTGAATCAAACATGAATCCGTATCGGTCTAGTTCGATAGTCATTAGTTAACCTCTACCTCTCTGATTACATAGTGAAAGCCTTCACCTAGTTTAGTTAATTCGGTGATAAGCGATAAGATATCTTGTGCGTTGCTTGCCTTATTGCCGACGCTTAGTAATTGGCTACCTTGCCAAAGTGAGTATGTGATAGTCATTAGATTGCCTCGCTCATTAGTAGGGATACTTGCTCATCTGTTAATTGCTCATCACCTAGCGGGTCAAACAAGGCAATAGCCTCTGACTCATCTAGATAATAATACTGATCCGCAACGGCGGATTGGATAGACTCGTACTTATTAACGCTATTAGTAGCGTATGAATAAACATATGACATTTTTTATTCGCTTTCGTTAGTAGTTATAGTTGGAATTGTAGCGCATGGTACTGACATTTATTAAGCATTTATAACGCATAGGGCGATTGAGATTGCTACGCCGATGAAGGCGCCGACTGGTGCCATGAAGTCGGCGTTATCGTCTAGCCAGTCGATTGCGTATGTGAAAGGGTTCATTAGTAGGTATCCTCCACGCCTAGTTCATAGGCTTTTGTTAGTAGTTCGATTAAGTTTTGTGTAACTGGTACATCATAGACGATTGCTAAACCTTTTAATACATTTTCTGGATACATTTCCATTTTCTTGCCTTTCGTTTGGTTAATAAGAGAATTAAATCATGGACTACTGACATTTAGTAGCGACACGCCCTAGGGCTTAGTGTGTTGTTAGTCACAGTAGCAATATTCATTATCGCAATCGCATGAGCGTGTAAGCGGTGGCAAAGAAACTAGGTCGAATAAGTCTTTACACTTATTAGGATTCTCCCACCATGGGAAACCTGCGTGATATTGAGCAGGTGCTAAGACTACCTGTCCGCAAGGGCAAAGGTTCATTAAACCTTTAGGATAATCGCTAACCTTAGCGAAACCCTGTCCAAAAATTGAGTTAGTCATCTGACTAATCTCCCTTCTGTTAATCACCTTGATTAACTTATGTCTTAAGACTATATGAAGCCACTGACAAAATCGAATCCAAAACCCACACAAAACGGACATCGACCAAAATACTTGTGTGATAGTGATCACAATTGTGGTCAATATGTGCGGTCTATCCGAAATGTCCGAATTTGTTTTTATACTGTAT